CGTGATCCTTGCCAAATAGCTTACCTATGCGCTCCAATATCATAAACTTGTGCAGTTCTTTGTAAATGTAGTACCGCTGGTATACTAGTTCTCTATTCCTCTTTGGTGTTTTCAATCCGTACCTGTCAATCAGCTTGACAATCTCATTCATCTTATGTATCATATTTCCTCAATCTTTAAAATTAAACCGGGCCACATGGGGAATTTATCCCTGATATGGCTGCTGTCGTATCCAAACATAACCATATACCCAAGCTGCCACTCAGATGGCCCTTTGAATTTGTAGGTCACTCTGTACTGTTTCATTTATCTAATCTAAAAGTTTCATTAAAATAATCATCAAACGAAAGATCATCTTCTGCTACATCAAGAATTCCATTGCAGAAAAAATCTAACATATGTTCTTTCTCCATTGCTTTGGCTTGTTCAATAATTCTTGGAGGTATTTGTGATTCAAGTATTGGCCATTGCTCAATCAACCACTCTACTGCTGTCTTTTTCATTGCTCTTTGCTTAAATAATTAATAATAAATCCAACCGCTGGAATGATTAAGAATGCAATCCATCCCAGCCATATCAACAAGGCCCACCATAGCAATACACAGATGCATCCTAAGGCTGCCCAAATTACCACATAATTTCTCATTCTTTCTCGTTTAAAACAATGTCAATTATCTCCATGCAATGTGCTAGGCGATCCTTTAATAAATCAATTATGAAGTATTCCGGATGCAGATGCTCCTTATATGCCTGCTCCATTTCCCTCACCCATTCATTGATGTCCTGCAAATGTTCTTTCTTACTTGCCATATTGCTCTAATTTAATCCTACAAATTCTCATGTAATGCTCCAAATCAAAGGAACCACCTTTATCATCTGTCACACTCTGATCACACCACCACTTGACTCTCATCACCAATGGTATTGCTGTGTGAATCACCTCAGCATTCTTCTGCTTCCTCTTCTTGTTTTTCCCAATAGTAACCATCGCCATCACATAATTTACATTCAACATCTTTAACACATCCACCACAACATGCGGATGCCGGCTGGGTGCAACTCCCAATTATTTCAATCCACCCTGTGCCGTTGCAGTCTTCACAGGTTACCTCTATTTCGTACATAACTCCTCAATGTTTTTCATGATCAACCCATAACTGCGCAGAGTCACCTTGTAATTTGACTGTGCTCCTTGCATCTCTCTTTCAATTCTCGTACGCTCTTCTATAGTCATGGCACGATCATAATACTCCTGTAGGGTTTTTAGTTCATCGTGGTTCTTCATAACCAACCCCCACATATCAGATGCAGATGACTGCAACCTCTTAATTAATTCCACCGTGCTCATAAATAAGTTTCTATTAAACCAATCAACACAGAAATAACAAAACCCATCCCCAGGGCTTTCAATAATAATTTTGTGAACTCATCCATATCACTCGTTTTTGAATTAGACATAGGCAATAATAGTTATAATTTGCATAACTGCAAAACTTTATTACGTTTTTTCAACAATTTAACATTTAAGGAAATAAAAAAACCAGCCCAAAGGCTGGCTTTCCCGAGTGAATGAAAATACTAATTGAGGAAATTAGCGTTTTCTGCGCAACCTACTAAACAATGTTAGCACCTTGCCCAATATACCGGATGCATCGTTAACTGTCACATTCAGACCGCTCTCTGAACGCTCAAGCAATACATCCAATTTCTCTGAATCTAATTCAATAGTGACCTTGCCATCCTTACGTGTGACAGTTACATCTACTTTTTTACCATCAATGTGCAGATTGAGGTCTTTCTTTGGCTTGCTCATGCTGGAAATTCATTTAATAAACAATAGCTAACTACCTTCTGATTGTCTTTGAACCATCCCATTAGCCTTCTGTATTTTGTTGGATCATTTGGCACCTGGCACCCAGCACTCCATCCGTTAATCTGCTCACCGGTTACAGGTGCATTAATGTCGTGATTGTTTAGATGGAAGTTAATGCCATACCATCCGGGATGTTCAGGCCCAATCTCTTCAGACTTGTTATCCTTATCTCCATCTCTGTACACAATTACCTTACCACCACGTTGCAATAGCCCTGCAACCTTTCCTCTGTGCAGTCCATAATGCCATACATCATAGTACCATTGATCAGATTTGAGTATCGCAGCCCCTTGCTTGTTAAATTTCTCGTAGTGCTTGAGGATAGTTACACCCGGATTGGTAGTGCCTGACATGACCATGACAAACTTATCCTTATCAAAGACATAGAATTTATCATCAAATCTGTTTGGAATGTCCTCATTAGAACGCACGCCTAGAATCCATCTACCTTCAGGTAATCCCTTGAATGATTTCAATGTGGCTACCTTATCCAGCAGCTCCTTGTCAGTGTATGCTTGTACCATTGGTATCCGCTTTAATTACTTTGTAAATATAGCGAAATTTAGGTTTAATATGCTCAAGGCTGTCCACTTTCTCGTTGATGCTATCAACAGCGTGCTGATTAAATTCCCTCAAGTCCTCAAGATACCGCTCTGCTTGTACCGTGATTTCATCCTTGGGTGCCTTGACATGCTCATGTTTTGCTACCGGTGCAAAGATTACGGCAATGGCTCCCACAATTGTGGTAATTAATAACGCTTTATTTTCCATCATTTTAACCGGTCTTTAAGTTGTTCCTGGAATACTATCTCCTGCAGTAGTTGTTTGTCTCTCACACGCTCTTGATCACACTCATTGACTTGCTTTTTTAGGTTGGTTATTTCCCCATCCTTTGAAGTAATCAATACCCGCCCCATATAGATAATACCCACCAACAATACAAAGAACATGTATGTAAATGGTGAACGCATAAACGTCCTGAAATTTAGCTTAAAAATAGGTTCCTGAGCCATGTACGTGTTTATACGTAATTATGCCCCGCTGTTCTAGATTAAGTTTTCAATACAGGCATCCATCTGATTCAGAGTCCAAACGGAATTGGTGCCACTATTTACCGTTAATCCAATGAATGAATTGGCTGTGGTGCTGTTGAATGTACCGGATACCTGTAGAATGTTATTGGCTGGTACATTTGCCAACCCTGTGCTGGCTAAATTATGAGTCAAATTGTAATGGCCTGAGACAATAGCGGTACCATTACCCACAGCTCTAAATATCACCCTAATCATTACCATGCCTGTATCGGCTGCGGCTGTTTGTGCAACACCGGTAAATGTTAATAACGTACTATCTGCTGTTGATACATTGGTACCAAATCGTACCGTGAACACAGGTGCAGCTGTAGCCAATGCTGTCTTGGTTACGGATATATACCAGGTACATACAGTTCCAGCCTTTATATGTGCTGTGGATAGGTTGCTGTTGGTAATATATGTCGTTGTATTCGCTACCAATATCTGTGGCAATGCGCTGGTGTTATGCAACAGCTTACTTTTTGCGTTGAATGTGGACCAATCTGATGCGCTTATATAACCATTCCTCTCACCGTTGCCTTGAGGCAATGAAATCTCAGGGCTTGTACCTCCTGTATTTGTCAATGGCTGGCTCACGTTAACATTATCAACCTTAGCAGCCAGCTGATTCTTTAAATCATCATAGATATTGTACATTAGAATATCTTATTAAGTACAAAGATATCACTGTATATACTGTTCAATGCGCTGTTAGTACTAAACTGAGCAGTAATATCCAATGTGTTTTGAATTGTAGTATCAAATGTAGTGCTGTTCACGGTGTTCCAGGCAAAGCCCTCCTGTGTTCCTGAGGCTGCTTTAAGTACATGGAATTGTGCCACAGATACAATTGATGCCACACCAGCAGCTCCAATTGCTCTCACGGTAAAATGTGCATTGAGATAAAAGACTTGATTTGTAATACCGGGCATTGTCAATGGTCCACTTGTGGCCAATACCACTGAACCGGTTTTCAATCGGATGGTAATGGTGTCATTGTTCTTGGCAGATATTAATCCACCCATGTTTACCTGAAATGAATCACCCACAGCAAAGCCATTGGCAGGTACAGATAGTGTACCCTGACCTCCATCTATTAATGTAGCTTCAGATGTGGATGCAGTCAATGTTGGACTATTGGCTGTTTGCGCAAAAATACCGGTATTGGTTTGTGGCTGTGCATCCTCATAGAATGGAACCCATACAGCTGCACCATCTGTGTTATCAGTACATTTGTATTTGTCCTGATTATTCATATCATGAAATATGCTGCCAACAATATACCCCATTGTGATATCAAAATTAGAATCAGGTACGGTGTAATTTATGGAATTGGCCCATACGATATAACCACTTTGATTGATGAAATACTGCACACCATTCTCCCATTCGTCTTGATAACTTACTGCGCACTCTCTTGCAATACCTCCATCCGCTCCATTGTCAATCCATCCCTTAGTTAGCTTTGACCCATTGTCAAATATCAGAGATGAATTATCTAGGTTAATGTCATTGGTAGTTATATTGCCAAAATCAGTAACTGATTGCAGGTCTTGTGACCCACCACCGCCACCCATTGGCTGATATGTGCCATCCCAATAGTAACTGATTTGTGTATCCTCAGCTATGTAGATGGTATTGGCTGCACCTGTCACAGGAAATGCTGATGAATCTGCATAGGTTTGTACCTGACTTGGGATGTTTATGTTTGTAACTGCCATTAGAATGTTATATTAATAGTGTTGTTCTCTGTTGTTTGCTGGCTAAACGTGTCAATCAGTACACCATCCACATAAATATTATATGTGGTGTAAGGATCACCGCACTCTACAGGTGCAGCTGGGCCATTCTCAAAATCATAATTATCATATGGGATATCACACCAATTCAATTCATTGTATACCTCAAAGTTTACCTGCATGGTCCACCCTGCCACCATATCCTGACCCTCATTTATGAACGGCTCAATGATTATATCATCGGTAATATCTACAAATTCAGTCCACCTGTACTGCCTAAACGTGGTGTTGATGTCATTTACTATGCTCAAGCAGTCAGAATGTACCTCATTAATTTGCCTGTACTCTGAATGATTGTACTTGTCGCAGATGGTAATGGTTGCATTGACATCAACGCTTACATCATTGATATTACCCGGTGCCAATGTCACCACCATCAATGGATATTGTGCAGCATCTCTGCTGATTGCGTCTAGAAAATCCCCTTGAAAAAACTCATTTATTTGCCGGTGTGCGCTTGCTATCTCGCTGAGCTCTCGCATTACCTGGTTTAGTGTTCTTATCATTGAGATATTGCTTTAATTTATCAATCTGTTTTTGGCTTACCTTAAACTTCATACTATCCAGCCAAATGGTTTATATCCTGTATGGTCCTTTCTCACGGCCTCATGATCACATGGGCTCTGCACATACTCAGGGAACAGTACCCCAGCATCATCTTTTAAGTATCCAATCAGCCTCTCCTTGTAAAAATATGCATCCTTGCGCAGCTGGTCACGTAATACCCGGCTTTGGCTGTCATCATTGGCTGTCATGGTATCATCGCTCTGCCTGCCCACTGACTTGTTGGTAATCTTTTCATTGAGCAATGTAGCACTACGGTAATCAACAAACGCCACCAAGCAAGGAATCACGTAGTCATTCATCAATGTCACATAGTCCTGATTGCTCCAATCATTGGTTTCAACCTTAACAAGCAATGCCTTGTATAGCGGTGTACCCAATGCTGGCTGTATGTGCATATCCTGTGACCGCTTTATCACAACAGTCAGCAGCTTTGTATCTGTATTGGGATGTATCAACCCCAGCTTGCGGATGTTTTCCGCTGATATTAGGTAGTTCATGGCTTACGTTTTACTAAGTTCTGCATCCAAATGTGACGGCACCACGGTGTTGTTTTGCCTGTATCCGGGTTTGTATAGTACCCACCTCTGTACCTCCATACATCTCTGCCCTCCTGTGCGCTGATAATTCCAAGCTCATCACGTGTGTACAGCCTATCCAATCGCAATAATGCCAGGCAAAAGTTTCTGCTTTTCGTTTTCACCGGAGGTACATCCTTGCGAGTCTCATATGTGTAGCGTATCTCATACGGAGGTTGCTGTGCTGTTGGTATCCTATTTACTATTTCACCACCGGTTGATGTCACAGATCCACCTGTACGCACACCATCGGCATCAAGTGAGGGCTTTTCATACAGGCCCAAGATCACCAACTTATCAATGATCTGAACAATCACCTGCAATGGCTCACCCAATGCCTTGGCAATTGACCCTGCCTCCTCATCATCCTCCTGCAACAATGTCAATACTGCCTTTTCCTGATCGGTAAGCTGGACCAATATCTGACCTATCTCATCAAACAGCTGTGCCTCTCGGCTGAATACCTCATCTGCAGGTGTATCCCATTCAATTGGCACGCTCTTTATGATCTCAAATTGATCACGTGCCTCACCATGTTGCTCAAACAATTCAATGCTTTGCTCACTGAACATCTGCTTATGATTGCAAAATGACATATCACCGGACTGCAATCCCACAATCTCACGGGCCTGTGCCTCTGCAATGGTTGGGAATGATGCTAATATTACCTGCAATGCAGCCTCAGGTGTAAGTACTCCCTCCTTAATGGCTGCCACCACATCAATGATTGAGGCAATCTGTGCACCGTTCAACGCTGTTTTAGCCACATCAATCTCACCAGCTGCCAATGGATCGGCTTCCACAGCTGCAGCAGGTGCATCTGCAGAGGCATCTTTCATCACACCCAATGGAGATACATCTTGTAGCTTGAGGATTGCTGTGCTGCCACTTAAGGAACACATGTAATTCAACAGCCACTCAATCTGCTTCTGCCGAGATGACACATACGTCACCTTAAATATCTCAAACAAATCACCGGACTCCGCTGCATTAAATGATCCCTGTTGAATGATACCAAATAATGTTGGTGCTGTGATGCTATGAGCCACAAGGATATTCTGCTGGACCGCTTTCTCAGTCATCTCATACCTCTTATCAAGGTCATTGCCTGACAGCTGCATGATGCTAGGTGCATCATCCTTGGTTTGGCTAAATGTAATGATAATCTCACCAGCTGATTCCACGGATTGTACAGGTCCTTTAATTTGCTCCCGGATTTTGCGCTCCTCTTCTGCTGTCTCCGGAAATCCTCCAGGCAGATTGATCAGTGTACCGGCCTTGAATCCGTTGGCAATCTCAAACATGTGGAATTTTGATATGTCGCAATCGGTCTGTATTGCTGTAATTCCACCCACATATGGAGGCTTAGGATAAATTCCTTTTTCTCCTTTAGCTTGTTTGCTTGGCTCCTTGTAATATATGAAGAAAGACCCACCCGGATTGTCTTCATCCAATGCTGGATAGGTGCGAAAATTGGTATCCTCAGGTGTTTGCCTCCTTGCATTCCAATCATCTGATACAAACAACGTGCGCTCATCCTCAGAAAGCCTACAGGCATCCACATCTAAATGCTCCCATGCCACCACTCTTGTGCCCTCTCTATTCCATGTGCCCTTTACACACATAGCACCGAACACCTCAAAGTCAAAGGTCATGCGCTGCACCACCTCATTCATATCAAAGTCACGGTATTCATTGTTGATGAAAGCCTCAGCATTGCCTGAGACAGTCTCAATCCCACCACCTGAAATGTAGTAGCTTTTGTTTTTTATAATTCCTTGGTGCCATGCCGAACCGTGCAGGAGATCAATCAAGAAAAAAGGATAGTCATTTTTTTTACCCCATTTTATAAAGCCCTGGCCTTTGTCCAATTCCTCCGTTGGCACGGTGAATGACTTGCTAAATTGGACATTTAATACTTTATTGCTCATATACAAAATTGGCTACGTTGTAATCATAATAATTTGATGGACTATCCACCTCAAATACATGGGCTCTGCCCTCCTCAACTATTCCATCACTCAATGCCGGATCTAAATTGACAGCAGATGTCTGTTGATATATCTTGTAAGTATAGAAACCCGCATAAGGAAATGTTACATCCACCCCATCAATCAAAACAAACTCATCATAACGTGGTATGCCTGTGCTGATGTTAGTAAGGATGCAGTACAAAGCCTCTTGCGTTTGCTCCTCAATGAATTCAAAGAGGTAATACGGGGCTGATATCGTTGTTAGTTCCGATACTGTCACTATCAACGTGCTCTGCTGGTTTCTTTCTATCCTTAACATCTTTTTTTATCTTAATAATTGCAGGCTCATTGGACTCAAATATGCTTAACATTCCAAGGTCCCAATATAGCTGCTCGTTTCCTTCCTCAATTATGTACCACTTTTTCAAAAGCCCTGCACGGACCTTTGCTCCAATGTACTCTTTTTTGATTTTCAACTTTTTCATGGCTCTAATTTACAAAAAAGGGAGGGACATTGCCCTCCCCTTCTTAGAATTTATGAGATATATTAAACAGCAGGTGATTGCTGTGATAGCAATGTAGTGATGATTGAATCGTCTACATCAGGAACCTCGTCATTCTCCATACCATTCAACACAATTACGTGTCCTTGGCGGTCAGACTTAAGTACTCCTGAGGTGTATTCGTTGGCATCAGCCACCTGTAAGCCCTCATTCAAGCCCAATGCAACCCATGTTCCATTAGCTTTCTCTACCAAACAACATACTTCGTTCTGTGCAAGGAGATGAATCTCTGCTCGCAACTCCTTAGTATCGGATGCAAGGATCATTGAAAGGCTGTGCTCATACCAAAGTGTACCATTCTCTTTGTTCACTTTGATTGGTGCTGTGTAGCTGGAAAGGTTGCTCTTTAATTTGTAAAGAAATACCTCACCGGTCACAGTCATAGATGTGATCTCGTTAGCAGTAATTGTTGGCGTGCCGCTGATGTTCCCAACAGGGAACAACAACACGCTCAATATACCACCTTTTCCGTTTGTACAGGTACGAAACCTGAACACCAGCACGGAATTTAGAACGGATGTAGATTACATCATCATCAAATGAATACCACAAATCGTAAGACTCAAAGTCAGAAGATAAGTCAGTACCAAAGAAGAAATGTGAAGAACGTCCTGTGTAGATGTTATCCAAACCATTCAATCCGTTAACCTTAACAACTCTCATGTTAGTACCTGGTACCAAACACTCATTCATGTTGGCAATTGTTTCAGGGCTATAGTGATAAAAATTTTGGTCAACCAATGACTTCAATAAATAGTTGAAGTTCTCACGGCCTGTAAAACATACCAAATCAGCTTGCTCAGCAACTTGTGCAGGTGTGTTAATGAAACACTCATAAAAGACATCGAATGCATTGGATGCATCAATTGTTGTAGTTGAAGAGGTGTTCAAATCCACAGCACCGTTACCTGTTGTAAGGAATTGACGGAATCCGTTCATCCATTGTAGGTTACCTGTACCTGTAGCAACATTACCTTGCCAAATCAATCTGTCCAATTCACGTGCATGTAGCTTCAATAAATAGTCAGTAAGCTGTGCCTCGAAAGGAAGTTCCTTATCCTCAGCCATTGCACCTGGACGTAGAGCCAACTGAGTCCATAATCCTGCCAAGTCTTTTTGACAGAATCTTTTCATGTACCCAATTGCATTAACGCTCAATTGACGATCAGAGTAAATTGTGTCACCCTCAGGAGTCATCGAACAGTTAGCCTCTTGGTACACGATGGAATCATCTAGTAATTTAAGGTCTTCAGTACCTTTGATTCCTTCCTGAATGGTAATGTACTGTAGTGTTTGTGCTTCAGTTACTGAACGCACGATAAGATCCTCACGTGAATCATCCACATATGGGCTCAAGTCTTGAACATCGTAGTCAAACTTGGATTTAATAAACTTTTTTAAACTCATTTTTTCATGTTATTTAAAAGAAACAATTGCCGGCTGGTCATTCCTGCATTACTTTTCTTAGCAAATTTCTCTGCCTCTTTGACCTCGTTAGATGGTGCATTCTTGTATGCTGCGAATTCAGCCTTTAATTCAGCAAGCTCATTGCTAAGTTGATCATTTTGCTTAGCGATTGCCTCAACAATACCGGACATGCTTTTGAAAGCCTTGCCAAAAGTTGAAACCTCACCTTCCACAATTTCACGAACTTGCTCTGCAGACATTGCATCCTCTTCAGGTGTGCCTCCGCTACCCTCACGCTCATCAATTAATTCTGCGATGATGCCCTCTGCATCAACTACAATTGAAAGACCTGCCATGTCACCACCTAGGCGATGTGTGCCCTCAGGTGCAGGGATCTCTTCGCCTTCAGCAACAACAAATACAGGTATTCCTGGGGTCAAATCTGTACCCTCCCAACGGATTTCTGTACCGTCCTCAAGAACAGCCTCACCAAACTTGGTAGCAACTTTGCGACCGGCAAGGATAGTCTTGAATTCAGCCAGGGAATCCATTACCTTTTTAAAATTGTCGTTCATAATTATGTTTTTTGTTTACTCTTTATGCTTGTGTGTTCTAAAATTTGACCGCATCAACCTCAGTAAATTCCTTAATCAGCGCAATCTGTTCAGCATTGTTATCATAATGCCGTTCTATTCTCAGCCTCTTTAATGTTTGCCACTTATCTTTGCCTCCTGTGAAATACACATTTTCTCTGCGTATGCCGAGCTTTTGAGCCATCTCATATACAGATGCTCCATTGCTCTGCTGTTACAGATGCTCCATTGCTCTGCTGTCGTGCTGTTACAATGTACACCTCATCCCCTATAGTGATGTGACGCTTGGCTAACTGTTGCCCTTGTGATGTGGTCAATGTCTCATCAAAATCAAAGGATACCCGCATCTTTGCAAATGCCTGGCGTAATCCATCCAACTCCTCAGCAATCTGCGCCCACATGTTTTCCTCCATGCTGGCACCTTGCTCAGTCAACATGAACAATCCCTCAATGCTGAATCCCATCCATTCGCCTGCCTTGGCCTTGGCAAAGATTTCATCACTCACCTTGTACCCAACAATCCAAGATCCATCATTGACATCCTTGAATCGCTCAGGTGCTGTTAGTCCTTTGCTTTCATCTATCTGATAGCTTAGAATCATGGCAACATCATCCACAACATCCTTGCTATTGTGTTCAATGTTGACATTGTTGAAATAGCCCTTGCGGCTATAGTCATACACAATGTCCTTAATCGCTTGCTTTGTAAACACCACATAGTATTCTTCATTGTTTATTGCATCATATCGGTAGATTGGTGTATCTGCTGAGATTGCCACCCCAATGATTACATTCTCCTCATCATTAAATTGGAACCGCTGAGTCTTGCTGAACATCTCAAAGTTCACCTCATGCGCTGGACTGCTCACGAGGCTGTTAAATGTCACCTCTGTGTCCTGATCATTGAGATCAATCTTTATCTCGTATACCGGTAGGTCTTTCTTCATATCAAATTATGTACTTTTGTTCTATGGTATTTGTATATCCATACATCCGG